AGGTGCGCGTGCCGATCAACCAGAACCAGTTCGATGCGCTGGTGAGCCTGACCTACAACGTCGGGGCAAAGGGCTACTCGGGCTTGCTGGCCAAGCTCAATGCGAAGGACTACGCCGGCGCGCAGGCGATGTTCGGCGAATACGTGCACGCCGGCGGCCGTGTGCTGCAGGGCCTGGTCAATCGGCGCGCCAAGGAAGCGGATCTCTTCGGCCGAGGTTCGTGATGATCCATTCGATTCAGGGGATGCGCAGTGCTTGGCGATAACGATCCGCAAAAGCCGGCGCAGCTGATCGACCTTGCGGCTTGGCTACGTGGCGCAGCCTATGTGCTGCTGGCGTCTTTCGCTGGCGCGCTTGGCCACATCTTCGCGCGCATGGATGCCGGCAAGCCGGTTCGTCTGTGGGAAACGGTGGTGCAGGCCCTCGGGGCCGGCCTTGTTGGGCTGTTCGCCATGTGGATGTGCCAGGCGAGCAACTGGAGTCAGCCGATGACGGCGGTGACTGTCGGCGTCAGCGGTTGGTTGGGCGCCTCGGCGAGCATCCAGATGTTGCAGCGCTTCATCTGGGGTCGCCTTGGCCTGAACAGGAATCCGGACGATGACCCTTCTAAGTAACCTGTTCGCCGCGGCGAAGACGGCCACCACGACGTTCGGTTCGACTACCTGGTCTTGGATCAGCGGCAAGGCGCGCTTGATCATCGAATACGTTCTGATCGGGATCGTGGTCTCGCTGGCCGGTTTCACGCTGGCGATCTGGCTGCAGCGACGCGAGCTGGCGCAGCAGGTCACGAAGCTGAGCGGGACCGTCGGCACGTTGAGCGGCACGGTGACCGAGCAAGCCAACATCAACCGGCAGCAGGATGCGGCCCTCGCCGAGCTGAGCCGGCTGCGCGGTATCGACAGCAAGGCACTGACGGACCTCAACGGCGAGCTGGCAATGGCCGGCAAGAAAGGCGATGGCCTGCGCCAGCGCATAGCCCAACTGGAGAAGAACAATGCGGATGCGCGTGCGCTGCTGGACACTCCTGTCCCTGCTGACCTTGGCTGCCTGCTCGACGGGCGGCCCTGCCCAGCCACCGCTGGTCATGACGGAAACCAAGGTCGTCCCCCAGCGTCCCGCTGATGGCCTGCTGGCGCTATGCGAAGCGCCGGCCTATGTCCCGACCAAGCTGGTGCGGGACATGAAAGACAACTGGATCAGTGCCGACACGGCCTACAACGCGTGCGCTGCGCGCATGCGCTGCCTGGTCTGGTGGATCACCACGGCGAACCGCGAGGCGCCGCCGGCGGCGTGCAAGCAGATGACGGAGCCTATCCATGGACATTGAGGCACTGGCGCGCGAGTGGGAAGGCAAGGCGCAGTACTGGGATAGCCAGGCTGCGCGCATGAACCGCGGGCGCTGCCATGACGGTGACCGCAACCTGCGAATTGGCATGGCCCAGGCTGCGCGCATGTGCGCCGAACAGTTGCGTGCCGCGAAGTTGGCTGAAGCGCAGTCCGAGGAAACCACATGATGGATCAGGAACTGCTGCTGGCCATGGCCAAGCAGACCGAGGCGCTGCAGGTAGTGGCGCAGGCGCTGATGGCGATCGCCGATGGTATGCAGGCCCAGGCCATATCGATCAACGCGCTTGCTGATGCCATCGCCGCGCCGATCGAGGAAGAGCCAAAGGTGGACAACCGGCCGCGCTACATGGACGGGACGTTGATCGAAGATGGCTAGCCGTCTTCGGTCCCTCAAGTCCAGGCTGCACCCGTTGCCGCAGCGCCTGACGCCATCCAGCACGCCGAGCACAAACCGTGTCGCGGGCCGCGAGCTGCAGCGCATCCGCTGGCGGCTATGGACCAAGGATCCGCACTGCGTCGACTGCGCCAGGGTGACGGCCTACCCGAACGGATTCGAGGTCGACCACGACGTCGCGCTGGAGCTGGGTGGCAAGGACACGGCGGAGAACCGAAGGCTGCGGTGCATCGAGTGCCACGCGGCGAAGACCCGGCGGGACAACGCGGCCGCCCGAGCTGAACGAACCTGAACGAAATGCGGCATCCGTTCAGGAATGTCGCGGCGCAGCACCGGGGGTGGGTCGAATGTTCCGAGGGTCGTCTGACCGGAAACCGGCCGCCCCCTCACGCAGAGGTTTTTTTCCTCCCAGGAAAAACGCCAAAAGTTCGGAAAAAGTGAAAAAAACCCCTTTCGACTATGGCGCGACCCTCTCACAAGCCGACGGCCGCGACGAAGCGGCGCGTCTCCATCGCTGCCGGCGGTGGGATGCGTCACGAGTCGATCGCCACCGCGCTCGGCATCACGTTGCCGACGTTGCGCAAGCACTACGAAAAGGAACTGGCCAACGGCGCGTTGCTCAAGCGCATGGATGTGCTGAACGCGCTGTACGTCGCGGCGACGAAAAAGGGTAGCAGCTCGGCGGCCAAAGCCTATCTCGAACACGCGCCGGCGCCGGATGGATCTTCTAACGAAGGCACTGGCGACGGCAACGCCAAGATGGGCAAGAAGGAGAAGGCCAACGCCGAGGCCAAGACCGCGCAGAAGGGCACCGATTGGGATGACCTGCTGCCGAACAACGTGGTGCCATTGCGATGACCTGGGACCTTTCGTGCAAAGACTGGTGGTCGCGCATGCGCACCGGTCGCTCGCTGGTGCCTGATCTACCGCTATGGACGGACCAAGCCGACCGCGCCGTGCGCGTCTTCAACAAGCTGCGCCTGGCCGACGTGAACGGCACACCGACCATGGAGGAAGCGGGCGGCGACTGGTTCCGCGACATCGTGCGCGCCATGTTCGGTTGCACCGATCCGGTCACCCGGCAGCGGATGATCCGCGAGCTGTTCGGCCTGGTGCCAAAGAAGAACAGCAAGACCACCGACGGCGCGCTGCTGATGGTCACGGCGCTGCTGCTCAATGAGCGACCGCGCGCTGGTTTCGTGATGACGGCGCCGGTCCATGACGTTGCCCAGCTGGCGTTCGACGCTGCTGCTGGCGCGATCGAGCTTGACCCGGTGCTGGCGAAAAAGCTGCACGTTCGCGACCACCTCAAAACGATCATTCATCGGGAGACCAAGGCCGAACTGGAGATCATGACCTTTGATCCGTCGGTGCTGACGGGCCAGAAGATATCGGGCGGGGCGCTGATCGATGAGTTGCATGTGTGCGCGAAGATGTCGAAGGCGCCCAAGGCGCTACGGCAGATCCGCGGCGGCATGCTGCCATTCCCGGAGGCGTTCCTGGCGTTCATCACCACCCAGAGCGACGAGGCGCCGGAGGGCATCTTTGCCGATGAGCTGGAGAAGGCCAGGGCCATTCGGGATGGCAAGCGCGAAGGCTCGATGCTGCCGGTGCTGTACGAGTTGCCGACGGAGATCCAGCAGTCCGATGACCGTACCTGGCAGAACCCGGATCTCTGGCCTTATGTCACGCCTAACCTGGGCAAGTCGATCACCATTGAGCGCATGCTCGCGGACTATGCGGACGCGAAGCAGACCTCGGAAGCGGAATTGCTGGTCTGGGCGTCGCAGCACCTCAACGTGCAGATCGGCCAGACGCTCACGGCGAAAGGCTGGGCTGGCGCGCCGTTCTGGCCGCGCCGCGCTGATCGCGCCTTGACGCTGGAGTCGCTGCTGGAGCGCAGCGAGGTTTGCACCATCGGCATCGACGGCGGCGGCCTAGATGACCTGCTTGGCCTGGTGGTGCTGGGCCGCGAGCGCGACACGCGCCGTTGGCTGTGGTGGGCCAAGGCCTGGGCGCACACGATCGTGCTGGAGCGCCGCAAGGATATCGCCGAGAAGCTGGAAGGCTTCCGCAAGGATGGCGACCTGGTCATCGTGGAGATGCCTGGCGAGGACGTCGAGCAGGTGGCGGCGATCGTCGCCATGGTCAACAAGGCAGGCCTGCTGCCCGAGAAGGACGCTGTTGGCGTCGACTCGGCGGGCATCGGCGCGGTGGTGGATGAGCTGACCACCGACGAATGCGGCATCACCATGGACCAGATCGTCGCTGTATCGCAGGGCTGGAAGCTCAACGGTGCCATCAAGACCACGGAGCGCGCGGTCGCTGGCGGCACGCTGGTGCACTGCGGCCAACCGCTCATGGCCTGGTGCGTCGGCAACGCCAAGGTGGTGCCCGATGGCAACGCCGTGAAGATCACGAAGGCGGCCAGCGGCTCGGCCAAGATCGATCCGCTGATGGCGGGCTTTAACGCGGTTTCCCTGATGGCGCTCAATCCTGAGTCACAGGGAAGCATGGGCGACTACTTCTCCAACCCGATCGTGGTGGCAGGATGACCAACAAACCGAAGGTCGCCCGCCACGGTGGGCGCATCCGCGCGGCTGTGCGCAGTTGGCTCGGGATCCCGGTCGGCCTGACCGATGATGACTTCTGGTCGCACTTCGCCGGCCGCGACTCGCCGGCGGGCGTCAATGTGTCGCCGGACTCCATGATGACCCTCTCCACCGTGTGGGGATGCGTCCGGCTGATCTCGGAGACAATCGGCACGCTGCCGCTGTCGCTGTACGAGAAGACCAGCACGGGCAAGGCGGTAGCAGCGCAGCATCCATTGCACCTCATCATTCACGACCAGCCCAACGCTGACACGACGGCGTCGGTCCATTGGGAGGCAACCGTCGCGGCGATGCTGGTGCGCGGGCGTGCGCATGCCGAAAAGCTCATGATCGGTGCGCGCGTGGTTGGTCTGGTGTTCCTGGATCCCAATCGGCTGAATGTGAGTCGATCCAGCGGCGTAAAGACCTATCGCTACACGGAGTTGAACGGCACGCAGAGGGAAATTCCGCCGAACCGCATCTGGCACATCCCCGGTTTCTCGCTGGACGGCGTGAACGGCGTGTCGGTGGTGCGCTACGCCGCGCGTGTCATGGGTACGGCGCTGGCAGCGGATGACACCGCAGCCGGCGTATTTCGCTCGGGCCTCAAGCCGACGCGCTTCCTCAAGATGCCGAACTGGCTGACCAAGGCCCAGCGCATCGAATACCGCGATTCGATCAGCGAGGTAAAAAATTCGCTCGATAAGGGCGACGTGCCGGTCCTGGAGGGTGGCATGGACTTCGGCACCATCGGTATGAACCCGGACGATGCGCAGCTGCTGCAGTCGCGCGGTTTCTCGGTGGAAGAGGTCTGTCGCTGGTTCCGCGTCCCGCCTTTCATGGTCGGCCATGCGGAGAAGTCGACCAGTTGGGGCACCGGCATCGAGCAGCAGATGATTGGCTTCCTTACTTTCACGCTGGGGCCGTGGCTGCGCCGGATCGAGCAGTCGATCAGCAAGGATCTGCTGAGCCCCGTGGAGCGCCTGCGCTACTACCCCAAATTCAATGTGGAGGGGCTGCTGCGCGCCGACAGCGCCGGCCGCGCTGCGTTCTACGCGGCGATGGTCAACAACGGCATTCTGACCCGCGATGAGGTCCGTGAGCTGGAAGACCGTGAGCGGATGGGCGGCAATGCGGCAGTGCTGACGGTGCAGTCGGCCATGGTTCCTCTCGACAGCCTGGGCGCGATGCCCGCCGATGTGGCCAAGGCCCGCGCCTCCCTGCGCGCCTGGCTGGGATTCACCGACGAGCCCGCCGCGGCCTCGACCACCTCCGACTGAGGAAACTTCGATGACGATCAAGCAGCTCCCGGGTGTGCCGGAGGGTCGCCCGTGCGCGGGCGTCACCAGTCAGATCTCGCCGCGCGCACTGGACCGCTGGAACCCTGGCATCCGCGCCGTCGTGGACGATGTCGAAGACGATCCGGACCGCACGATCTCGGTCTACGACGTGATCGGCTATGACTACTGGACCGGCGAAGGTGTGACCGCGAAGCGCATTTCCGCCGCGCTGCGGAACATGGGCGCCGGCCCGGTCACGGTGAACATCAATTCGCCGGGCGGCGACATGTTCGAGGGCCTAGCCATCTACAACCTACTGCGCGAGCACAAGGGCGAGGTGACCACCAAAGTCCTCGGCCTCGCGGCATCGGCCGGCTCGATCGTGGCGATGGCTGGCGACAAGGTCCAGATCGCGCGCGCCGGCTTCCTGATGATCCACAACGCGTGGGTGATCGCGATCGGCAACCGCAACGACCTGCGCGAGACGGCCGACTACCTGGAGCCGTTCGATCGCGCCATGGCTGACATCTATGCCGCGCGCACCGGCGAAGACATCAAGGCCATGCAGAAGCTCATGGACGCCGAGAGCTGGATCGGCGGCAGCGCTGCGGTGGAAGACGGGTTCGCCGACGAGCTGCTGCCGTCCGACCAGGTTGAGAACAAGGACGGTAAGGCGAAGGCCTCCGCGGTGCGCCGCATGGAGGCCGCGCTGCGCGCCTCCGGCATGCCGAAGTCCGAGGCCATGCGCCTCATCAGCGAATTCAAGTCCGGCCTGGGCGATCCAGCCGGCACCGGTGAGGGCGATCCCACCGCACGCGGCCACAGGGCCGCCAACGACGAGGCGGCCGCACTGGCCGCGCTCCGAACCTTCACCCTCTGAGGAACGCAAACATGGCGGACGAAAACACCCTGCCCGAAGCGATTCGGGCCGAACTGAAGAAGATCGGCGACGACGTCAAGTCCTTTGCCGAAAAGGCAGAAAGGGAGGTCAAGGCGCATGCCCGGCTCTCCGAGGAAACCAAGGTATCGGTGGACAAGCTGCTGACCGAGCAGGGCGAGATGCGCGCGCGCCTGCAGCAGGCCGAGCAGCTGGTCGCGAAGCTGGAGCAGGGCGGCGGCGCCGGCCCGGAGCGCCCGAAGTCGATGGGCGAGCAGCTGAGCGAGGCGGAAGGCTTCGACGCGTGGCGCGAGAACCCCCGTGGCAGTTTCCGCACCCCGGTCAAGGCGCTCATCACCAGCGACGGCGCGTCCGCCGGCGACATCATCGTGCCGCAGCGCCTGCCGGGCATCGTGACGCCGCCCAACCAGCGCCTGCGTATCCGCGACCTGCTGTCGTGGGGCCGCACCACGTCGAACAGCGTGGAGTTCGTGCGCGAGACCGGCTTCACCAACAACGCCGCGCCCGTGGGCGAGAACCCGTCCGGCGGCAAGCCGGAATCCGACCTGACCTTCGAGGAAGACGCGGCCAAGGTGGTGACGATCGCTCACCACATCCGCGCGACCAAGCAGGTGCTGGCGGATGTGCCGATGCTGCAGAGTTACGTCAACACGCGTCTGAACTACGGCCTGAAGCTGGTCGAAGACCGGCAGCTGCTCAAGGGCTCGGGCGTGGGCCTGAACCTCAATGGCATCTACACCCAGGCCGTGGCCTACGCCAACCCGGGCATCACGGTGCAGAACGAAACGGCCATCGATCGCCTGCGCCTGGCGATCCTGCAGGCGGAACTGGCGGAGTACGACGCCGACGGCATCGTGCTGAACCCGATCGACTGGGCGGCGATCGAGCTGCTCAAGACCACCACGAACGAATACCTGTTCTCGAACCCGCGGTTCGTGACGCAGGCTGGCCTGTGGGCTCGTCCGGTGGTGACCACCAAGGCGCTGGCGCACACCGAGTTCCTGACCGGCTCATTCCAGCAGGGCGCGCAGGGCTGGGATCGCGAGGACGTCAACCTGGTGGTGGCGCCGCAGGACCGCGACAACGTGATCAAGAACCTGGTCACGCTGCTGGTGGAAGAGCGCCTGACGCTGACGGTGTACCGCCCGGAGGCGTTCGTGAAGGGCACCCTGCCGGTGCCCGCGAGCGTCTGATCTCGCCTAGGACTGGCGATCGCTTGAGCGGGGAGTTCGCTCCCCGCTCCCTTTTTCTGGAGCCACCTCATGAAGCATGTGGAAGCCCTTTCCGGGTTCGAGCACGGCAAGAGTCGCCAGCGGGGCGACACCTTCTCCGTCTCCGAGCAGCACGCCAAGGCGCTCGAACGCGCCGGCCTGGTGAAGATCGTCGGGGAGGCGCCCGACGCTGCGAACCCTTCTGGCGCCGCTGGCGAGAAGTCGTCTGCATCGCCAGCGGCCCGAGTCTTGACCTCGCCGACTGCGAAGCCGCCCAAGCATGGCGCGAAGCTCAAGAAGGGCGGGCCGTCTTCGTAACGAACACCACTTTTCGCCTGTGCCCATGGGCCGACGTGCTTTTCGCGCTGGACCTGGACTGGTGGCGACGGCACCTCGCCGAAGCGCGCGGCACGTTCCGCGGAGCGCTGGTGAGCCCGCAGGACGTCGCGGGCGTGATCAAGGTGCTGGGCTGGTGGGGAACGCGCCCGTCGAACAGCGGCGCCGCCGCGCTGGCGCTGGCGGCCTACAGCGGCGCGGCGCGGGTGGTGCTGCTGGGCTACGACTGCCAGCACACCGCGGGCCGCCGGCATTGGCACGGCGACCACCCGGCGGGCCTGCGCAATGCCGATGGCGTGGCGGCCTGGCCAGCGCATTTCCGGGAGCTGCTGCCGCGGCTCGCCGGCATCGAGGTACTGAACGCGTCGCGCGAGACGGCCCTGGGGCTGTTCCCGCGCATGACGCTGGAGGAAGCGCTGGCATGATCCTGACCCACGAAGAAGCCATCAACCATTGCCGCGCCGAAGACGACGACCCGATGGTCGACCTGTACGCGCGTGCGGCTGAGCTGGCAGCGCAGGAGTTCCTGGACCGCTTCGTCTACGCGACCGACGCCGACCTGCAGCAGGCGATCGCAGCCGTACCGGGCCAGATGATCGCGGCCGATGCTGCTTTCACCGCGGCCAAAGCGGTAGCCGAGGCGCTGCCCTACATGCCAATGCGCATGGCCTTGGAAGCCGCCTGCCGCGCGCTTGGCGCGTCCCGGGCGAAGGCGCGGCGCACGTACGACGGCATCGTCATTACCGATGACATCAAGATCGGCATGCTCTTGACGTTGGGGCACCTCTACGAGAACCGCGAGGATGTCGTTGCGGGCGCGAGTGCTGGCGCGGTGGAGCTTCCCATCGGGGCCAAGCATTTCCTCTGGCCGCACCGCGTGGTGGGCGTATGAGCGTCGCGGCAGGCAGTCTTCGCCACCAGGTGGCGATTGATGACCTGGTCGATGCGCGCAGCCCATCCGGCAGCGGCGCGACGACCAAGAGCTGGGTGCCGGTCGTTACGAAGACCTGGGCCAGGATCGTTCCGGCATCGGGGCGTGAGTACGTTGCGGCGCAGAGCGCGCAGTCGAAGGTCACGGGCCGGATCGTCATTCGCTGGCGCGCCGGCATCACCGCCCGTATGCGCGTGCGGAAGCTGGCCGACGGGACGATCTACAACATCGAAGCGGTCATGCCCGATCCCAAGTCCGGCCGCGAGTACCTGACCTTGCTGGTCAGCGACGGGGTGACCGATGGCCGATGAGCTGAAAATCACCGGCCTGGACGAGACGCTGGCGGCGCTTCGCGCGCTGCCGGCAGCATTGTCCGGGCGCAATGGCGGCCCGGTGCGCGGCGCGCTGTTCGCCGCGGCCAAGCCGTTCAAGGTGACGGCGCAACAGCGCGTACGGGTGCGCACCGGGCAGACGCGCGGCGACATCGTCATCCGCCGCGATCGCAATCCGGCGGCCTCGGGTGTGACGGAGCGCTATTCGATCACGATCAAGGCCGGCAAGCGCCGGAAGTACGCGAACACGAAGCTCAACCGGCGCTTGCGCCGGGTCGGCACCAGGTACCACGACGTGTGGAACTCGAATCTGAGCAGCTGGCTGGAGTTCGGCAACTCGCGCATGCCGGCATTCCCGTTCATGCGCCCCGCCTTCGAGGAAAACAAGAACGCGGCGGTGACGATCTTCGCAGACACCTTGCGCGCGCGCGTCGCCGCTGCGGTGGCGCTGGCCAAGCGGGGAGGCATCGGATGATCACCCAGACGTATCCGATCCTCGCCGCCGCGGGCCCGGTGGTGGCGCTGGTGGAAGACCGGATCTATCGCGTGGCCGCGCCGCAGGACGCGCCGGCGCCGTACGTCGTGATTGGTGGCGTGGCGCTGGAGCCGATCGCCTATCTCAACAAGAAGCCGGATATCGACAACGACCGCGTGCAAATCCACGCATGGGCCGACGACTTCGACAGCGCCATGGCGATCTTCGCCGCCTGCCGCGCTGCGCTCGAACCGCACGGCACCATGGCTGGCGGCTACATCGAAGACCAAGACCCGGACACCAAGTTGTTCCGCGTCGGCTGCGACTGGTCCTTCTGGGACGAGCGCTAAACAACCTCCAAGGAGCCCGGTCGGCACGCCGGGCACCGGACAAGCCCGCCATCGCGCGGGCTTTTTTTGTTCCCGCAACTCACTCACCGAGGACATCGCAATGTCGAAACTCAAGACCCAGGGCACCGACGTCTACGTCAGCCCGGATGCCATCGCCGTCGACATGCTCGGCTGCGTGACGTCGTTCAGCGGCCTGGCTGGCCCGCGGGACCAAATCGATACCACCTGCTTCAAGGCGAAAGAGCGCGAGTTCGAGGCGGGCATGGCCACGCCCGGACAGGTCACCATCGGCGGAGCCTACGAGACCACCGACGACCTGCTGCCGGATTTGATCGCTCTCAAGGATTCGGGTGACGTCGTGCAGTGGTTTCTCGGCGGATCCGACGGCATCGCGGATCCGACGATCACCGCCGGTGTGCTGACGCCGCCGACCACCCGCACCGGTATCAGCTTCAAGGGCTACCTGGCGGATTTCAGCTGGACCATGGAAGGCAACAACGTATGGCGCTATGAGTTGGTCGTGCAGCGCTCAGGCCCCTGGACGCTCTCCCGCAAGGCGCCCTGATCCACCCCCACGGTGGGAACCCTTCGTTTCGTCGTTGGCGCGCGGGAAACCCCTGCGTTGTTCACCGTGGCACAGCTCGCGCGCCGGCGGCACCTCCCCAACGGTAAACACCCATGACTCAGGAAAAGAAAGTCGAACTGGACGAGTTCGAAGCTCCCAACGGCTTCGAGCGCGTGATCACCATCAATGGCAAGTCTCGCACCTACTTCATCAGCGAGCTGTGCGACGCCGAGTGCACGCGCGCGTTCAGCACCACCAACGCCAAGGGTGTGCGCGATCCCGAAAAGGCGGACAGCCTGGCCGCACGCGCGGTCTCCGCGTGCGTGCGGCGCCCCGACGGCTCGGACATCTCCTTCGCCGAGGCCCGCGCGATGCGCCGACCGCTGCTGGATGCGCTGATCAAGGAAGTCCTGGACATCCATGGCTATGGCGTCGACCAGAACGCGGTCATCGAGGAACAGGAAAAAAACTGAGGCGGGCCGGCGAGGACTTCTTCTGGCATGTCCTCGCCCTTCGGCTGGGCGCGACGGTGGCTGAGCTGCGCCGTCGCATGACCCGCTCGGAGTTTCACAGCTGGATCGCCTTCGCCCGGGTGTACCCGATGGTGGAGGTGGCCGACGGGCCCGCGCCCAAGCTCGGCGATTCACCGCCGCCCGATGTGCCCGGTCTCGATCCGGCCATCCTCGAAGGTTTCGTCAATTCCACCCCCACGCGTCGCCGGTGACCCATGGCCAACAATGTTGGAACCGTCTCCATCGACCTGGAGGCGCGCATCGCCAAGCTGGAGTCCGACCTGGGGCGCGCGGCGCGCCTGGCCGAGCAGCGCGCGCGAGAGATCCGCCGGACGCTTACCACCATCGCCACGGCGATCGGTGGTGCGTTCAGCGTGGGAGCCGTCACGGAGTTCATCCGAAGCGCACTCGACGTACAGGACGAGATCAGCAAGCTTTCGCAGAAGGTCGGCGTCAGCACCGAGACCCTGTCCGGCTGGCGCCTGGCGGCCCAGCAGGCGGGCGTCGACGGCGAGGGCTTCTTCAAGGCCCAGGTGAAGCTGGAGCAGGCCGCCACGAAGGCCGCCGCCGGCAACCGCGAGCAAGTCCAGCAGTTCAAGGCGCTGGGCATCTCGGTCACTGATGCCGGCGGCAAGATGAAGCCGATGGAGCAGTTGTTCGGCGAGGTTGCCGACCGCTTCGCGCAGCTCAAGGACGGCGCGACGAAAACCGCGCTCGCCACCGACCTGTTTGGCAAGGCCGGCGCCCAGCTCATCCCGCTTCTCAATGGCGGCAAGGCTGGGCTCGAAGACTACGTCCAGATGGCCAAGGACTTCGGCCTGATCGTCAGCAAGGACGCCGCGCCCACGGCGGAACGCTTCAACGACGCGCTGGAGCAGCTGTCGTTCGTCGGCAAGGGCGTCGGCAACCAGCTGGCCACCACGCTCGGGCCGGTGCTGGCGGACCTCGCCACCAAGGCGGCGACGTTCTTCCGCGGCGATCAATGGAAGGCGGTGCTTGCCGACATCTCCGCCGCCGCCCAGGCGGTGGTGGATAACTTCCTGGCCATCATCGACGCGGTGAAGACGCTCGGCGAGATCGCCGCCACCGTCTATGCGCAGAACCTGCTGTTGAACGGCGCGCGCTGGATCGCCAGCCTCGGCGGGCAACTGGCGGCTCTCAAGGCGCTGATCGTTGCACAGTCGGAGTGGGGCGCGGCCACCGCGGCCAGCTTCAAGACCGCGACCAAGGAAGTGGGCGTCCTCGGCATCGGCCTGAAACTGCTGGCCGCGGCCTTCGTCGGCTGGGAGATTGGCAGCTACCTGCGCGATCAGTTCCTCGAAGTGCGCCTCGCCGGCATCGCGCTGGTGGACGGCTTGCTGACCGGCTGGGAGCGAATCAAGCAGGGCGCCATGATCGCCTGGGAGGCCATCAAGGCGGGCGCGGTCGGTTCGTTCAACACCATCCGCACCATGCTGGCGGACCTCGCCGGCAGCGAGGCGCAGCTGCTGGACAAGCTGCCGTTCCAGAGCGGCCGCGCCGACCAGCTGCGCGACGTGGAGAAGCGCTTGCGCCCGGCGACGGCGGCGGCCGACGACTTCGCCGCGGCCGTGGCCCGGATCAACGCCGAGGCCGAGAAGAACATCAAGGCCATCCACGACAACACCACGGGCCTGGCCGACTACGAGATCGCCGCGGAGGCGGCCAAGAACAAGGCGGCCAAGCCGCTGCCGAAGATCCCGACGGTCGACAGCCGCCATGATCTGAGCGCTGGCTTCGCCGGCGTGCCGAAGACCAACGCCGCGCTGGAGAAGTTCAACCAGCTGGTGGAAGAGGCCTATGCGAAGAACATGGGCACGGACGACAAGGCCGTCGACAAGCGCGTGGAGGCAATCCGCAAGCTGGCCGAGGAAGGCGGCAAGGCGATCGCCGGCGGCGCCTCGCTGACGCAGGTCCAGAAGGATCTGAGCGCGGCCATCGACCAAACGAACCAGTACTACGACCGCCAGATCAGCCAGGCGCAGAAGGGAATCAACGAATACAAGGCGGCGATGGATCAGCGCCTGGCGACCGACAAGCAGGCGCTCGACCTGCAGGTGGCCAGCCTGGGGATGAGCGACCGCCAGATCGCACTGGAACGGCAGCTGATCGACATCCACCGCGAGAGCGAGGCGGAGCTGGCCAAGCTCAACGACCCGAGCAATCGGGTCCAGATGACCCAGCAGGAATACGACCAGAAGCTGGCGCTCATCAAGAAGTATGAGGCGGACCGCACGCAGGCGGCTCTGGACGCCTCCGACACGATGCTCAAGGCGGAGCAGGACTGGAGCCGTGGCGCCCAGCGCGCCATGCGCAACTGGGCCGATCAGGCCGCCAACGTGTCGGGCCAGACCGAACAGCTGGTCACCGGCACGATCAACAGCTGGACCGACGCGCTGGTCAATTTCGTCACGACCGGCAAGATCAGCTTCAAGAGCCTGGTGACGTCGTTCCTGGCTGACCTGGCCAAGATGGAGTTGCGCATCGCGGCATCGCAGATCCTGCTGTCGATCTTCGGCGCCGGCGGCTTCGGCGGAACGAACGGGCAGGGCGGCCTCAGCTACAACAGCCAGGGTTTCGTCAGCCAGGTCAACGCGAAGGGCGGCGTGTACAGCTCGGCCAGCCTGTCGAAGTTCTCCGGCCAGGTGGTCAGCTCGCCCACCACGTTCGCGTTCGCCAAGGGCGCGGGCCTGATGGGCGAGGCGGGCCCGGAGGCGATCCTGCCGCTGCGGCGCGGTTCGGATGGCCGCCTGGGCATTACGGCCGGTGGTGGTGCTGCTGGCAATGGTGGCGTTGCCGTATACGTGAACGTGACGGTCAACACCGACGGCACGACCACCGAAACGACGAGTGGCGCAAGCCAGGATTCCGCGAACCAGCTCGCCGGCGTGGTGAAGGACTTGGTGGTGCGTGAACTCGTCAACCA